AAACTGAGAAATATTTAATGACTTTTCAAAATTTAATTACAAGAATACCTAAATGGAATAGCGCAATTATTGAAACTGAAAAAAAGCGAATTATTGATAGAAGTGGATGTTCTTATTTAGAAGAATTAGTAACATGTATTCATATTATTCAACTTAAATTACTTACAGCAATGCGGGTTGGAAAAAAACAAAAGAAAATCGATATAAATATTCCAAAATTAGACGATTTTATACATAAATGTTATATAAATGTTGCAAGAAAACTGTATCAAAATGTTTATTTGTTTGAATTAAAATGTCAACCTCTTCAAATACAAAAAAATAACAGAGAATTGGAATTAATAATTCAAGAATGTATTTTAAATGCGGTAAGAGATAGTATTCCACTTGAAAGTATATTAAAGGCGTATATGGATGAAACTGTTGAAGAAGATGTTATTGAGGAAGTAAAAGAACAACTGTTTGAGAAACCAATAACTCCAGAAAAACAAGCAATTTTTGAAGGAAAAGGAGAAAATAATGTTAGTTTGAAATTTAATGATGTTGATTCGGCAATAAATAAAAATGGTAAAGAAGAACTTATTGAAGCCCCAAAAACTATTGAGCGACTAGAAGAAATTAGCACATTAAGAAATATACAAAGAAAAATTGAAGAGGAAGAAGAAGAAGAAAAACTGAAAATCTCCAATGAAGATGTTTCTTTAGATTGTTTAGACGTACAAATAATTAATCCTATTCCTCAAGAAATAAAATTGGATACAGATCTTTTATTTGATGATATAGAAATTTTAGCATAAAATGATAGTGAACCTGTCGACCTTTGATTATGAAGTAATTTGAATCTACCTTTCAAAAGGTGGATAAATGCGTTTTTTTATAATAAATCTAAAAATATATAGTAATATGGACAATATATTTTTAGCAGCGGGAATAATATCTGTAATTTATTTTATTGCAAAATTCTTAGAAATGCAATATGTTGACAAAGAACCAAAGCCTCTTAAAATTTTAATTAGAGATTCTTTGTTAGTTTATATTAGTTCTGTGCTTGGTTGGTTTGTTATAGATCAATTAAAACCAGTAATAAATGAAATAGATATAAACACAACTCCATTAGCATTTACAGACAATGCTCCATTTTAATTGAAACATTTAACTTCAACGACCAGTCCATACTTTTACAAACGGACATATAATTTTTCGTTGTTTTATATCATTTTCATAATCATCGTAGTTATAATTAAATGCTCTTGGAGATTTCATTATATCGCCAAATAACGAATGTATTTTAAGTAATCTAGGATATTCTTGACAAAACAATAAACCTAAAATTCTTTCTAACGAACATCTATCAGTTCTATTATGTATAAAGTTTACTAAATTACTTATTCTATATTTAACTTCTATTTTTTCTAAAAAATCCAATTTTATATAACATTGACCACCAAAACATAAATTAAATTTATCATTGGTAAAACCCAAGTTTATAACTGTTTCTTCTTTTTTGTATATTTTTTTAATCAACAAACTATTATTTTTTAAACCTGATGTGATGCGTAAAATATTATGTATATTTTCTTTATCATAATTATGATGCCATAATGGTAATACGGGAAGTGAAAATTTATCAAATAATATCTTTTTATGTATAAATAGACTATCATGTATAATAACAGCATTTGGAAACCACTTATATTTTAAATAATAATAATATGGTAAAAGTTCTCCTCTTTGTGGAAATTCAGATTGGATAATTGTTACGTTTTTATAATCAAAATCAGATTTAACAAACTCTTGATTACTATTATCATCAATAATAACAATTTGTCTTAAAGGATAAATACTTCTAATAAGTTTTACAGATTGATTCCAATATTTGTTTGTAATTTGTGAATTGACATGTCTCGTAATTATAAATCCATAGTTTGACATAATCTTATTATAATTATATATAATAATATTATTAAAATTATTGTTTTTTTAATATAAAGATAAACTAACAATAAGATGGAAAATCATCAATATTTATTATAGTTTCGCTTTTTGGAATATTTTTATGTAAAATAAAATATTTACTAAATTCATCACGTACTAATTGAGATTGAGGGGTATGATTATGAACGCAGCGCGTAATCATTTTATATAATTTAAAATCAGGATAACGTTCATCTCCATTATTTTTATATAATATATTCATACCATTATCATCAATACACCACTCAATAATAAGCTTAACAAATGGTGTACAATTATCTATATTTTTTATCATTGTAAAATCGTCAACAACATAGTCAAAAATAGAACAAGCTAACCTACATAAATCAAAACTAAAATTGGGTTCAAGTCGTGGTTTTTTATCGTTAAAATAAGGTTCAGTATTATATTGAGTTGCCGCGTCACCACCAACTTGAAAGCTATCACTGCAAAATATTTTTCCATTAAATTTATATATAGCACGTCCAAAATCTATTAATTTATATATTTTTCCAAATGTGGGTACTTTATAATTTATTTTATTATAAGTATAATAAATGAATTTTTTATTAGTTGAAATATACATTATATTGTTAGTGTGTAAATCATTATGAGTGAAAGCAAACATTTTTTGGTAAGTAATTAATATCATAATAATTTGCATCAATGCTGAAAATAATTCATCATTTGTCAATTTATTGTTAATTATTAAATCGTCAAATGTATTTTCACATTTCTCCATACAAATAACTTGAACAGGAAATTTTGGAATTGTTAAAAAAATAGTTTCTTCTTCAATTGTTGAAGAATCCGAATCAGAACATGTATCTGAATTAAAATCTGATATTTTATCATTATCTGAATATTCTGTATCTTTAATTAAATCTTGTAAGCTTTCTGAACTTGAATTGTTATATTTTTCAAAATCTTCAGTTTCATCGTCTTCATTTTCATTTTCATTTTCATCGTCTTGCGTATGTGATGTTCTTGATGAACACGTTGACCCAGATTTTAAACTTTCGGATTTATGTTGATTTGTAACATCAAAACAAGAAGAATTGGTAATATCTATTAGATCTACCCCAATATTTTTAATATCATTTAAAGATAATAATTGTTCATTTTCAAATATATTTTCAAATATATTATCATCAATAGATTTAACAGATATATTTGATTTCAAACTTGTAGAAATATTTAATGGTTGCAATTGTTTAATTTCATCATTACAAACTAAATGTGAATAATCTTCAACATTAAATAATTTTCCATTTTGTTTTATAAAAAAGTCAGATTGAATTAAATAATCAAGATCATCAATAACATTAATTTTATAGTTATTTTTAATTGCTAAAAATGAACCATAATAATCAAGACCGTGTATGAATTTATGTTCATAAAGAACTTTACTTGTCAAAAATGAAAAAAATCCATCAATAAATGAAGAATTATTTGGATCAGAAATTTTTGGATGAACTTTTGTTGAATTATTAAATAATGGTAGGTTAAATAAATTAGGGTCATTGTAATTATATTTTCCAACTAAGTATTTAAATGGATCTAATAATGGTGCCATTTTTATAAATACTTGTTGTGTATTATCAATATCTTCTCCATTTATATCTGAAATATTTTTAAGTTTACAATTAAATACATGTTCATTGTCATAGTCTTTATTTTTAGTTTCTTTTATATCAAATATTGACCATTGATTATTTAAATTAATTGAATTCCAATTTGTATTATTCAATAAAAAAAATTTATCATATATAGGAATATAATTTTGAACATTGCTTAAGTTAATATATTTGTTTGTTTGAAACTTATTAAATAAGTTAATATTCTTTCTTTTTTGATAATTTACAGAAATTGTCATTAGCTAATAAAAATATTAATAAAAGTTATATTTAACTTATTATTTATATAATCCTTAATGTTTTTAAAAAAAATATTGATATTCGTAAAATATTATTGAATAAATATATGTTATATATTATATGAATTTAGAATTAAAACGGTTTGATATGAAAAATATCAGTTTTAAGCCTAATGAATCAAAGGGGCCAGTTGTTGTATTGATTGGTAGACGTGATACTGGTAAATCTTATTTAGTAAGAGATGTATTATATTATCATCAAGATATACCTATTGGAACAGTAATTTCGGGAACAGAAGAAGGTAATGGTTTTTATGGAAAAATGGTTCCAAAATTATTTATACATAATGAATATAATACGGCAATTATTGAAAATATATTAAAGCGTCAAAGAGGTGTTTTAAAACAAATACGAAAAGAAATGGAAACATTTAAACGCAGTACCATTGATCCGAGAACCTTTGTTATTTTGGATGATTGTCTTTATGATAACACGTGGGCTCGTGATAAAATGATGAGACTTTTATTTATGAACGGTAAAATGTTTGCCTAAGTCATTTCAAAAAAATGGCTAGTTCAATAACTTTTGATATTGAGCAACACGTCCA